CTTATGTTCCATCCCTCTCGTGTCATGTCGAGGATTCGTTTTGCGTGTTGCAGGTCTGTCATGTTTTTCTCTTTGCGTGGATCGATGCCATCACGGCCTTGAGTTCATCGACGGATTTGGCGCCGCGCTTTTTGACACGCTCGTCGAGTTCGTGTCTGCGCTTTGCGAGCGGCATCTTCAGCAGGTGTTGCGCCTCACACTCAACCAGCCACTCGCGTGACCACGAGCCAACGACACGCCCATCGTGGAGCGTGACATCGATCTCGTACTTCTCACGGCTCAATGGCGTTGGGCCGATGCGGCCATGTGTTTGAAGTAGCCGTCGCAGATCTCGATGGCCTCGCGCATCACCATGCGATCGAACGCCTCGTCGAGTTTCTTTTCTGCGTGCTCGTCATCATTCCAACCAATGGCGAATGAACACACACCGTAGCCTTCGGGTTGGCAAAAGAATCGCAACTCAGGCGCACCCTCGTCGCTTTGTTTTTTGATCATCACGATCTGGCCATATCGGGCCACATCAAACACTCGTGCAAATTTCATAGGTCATCTCCAAGGTAAAAATAAATTGCCAGGCACAGAATGCCAGCAAACACTCCGGCGCCGATCATCATCTCGCCGATTGTCATGAGCAGGTGGCCAATGTTCATCTCACATACTCCAGCCTGATCGTGCGATACACCACGCCGTCGTGCCACTGCTTGTCAGTCTCGATGTCGTAGAGTTCAATGATGTGCTCTGCCTCTGCAAACCTAATGCGGTCACCGCGAATGCAGAAGATGTAGATCAGTGGCGCCTTCTCCGATGAGTAGGCTTTGATCAACTGCGGCAACAGCAGGCGCTCTTTTTCTTTGATGTTCGGCGTGCCCTTCACATTGACAGCGAAGGTCCGATCGTCGCGCTGGATCACATAGTCGGGCATGTTGCGAAGCACGGGGTTCAAGTTGTAGAACGCTCCGACATTGGCGAACTTTTCATCAAAGCCCAGGCGCGTGCAATTCCAGCCGGTGCGCTCACACCACTGCTCGAAGATCTGTTCGCCAATGTTGACGCCCACACTCTGGCGCCCTTGATAGTCTTGCGATGCGTTGCCGTATGTCATAGCGCACCCTTGATCTTGAGTTCATTCAATCGCAACAGTGTTTGAAGCGATTCGTCTTGCTGTTTTCTTGTGGTGTTCATCTGCATCTCGTCTGTCAAATTCAATGCTTGTCCAATGATGTTGAACTCGTCGCCTGTCGTTCCCCATCTCCCTGTTTTTTCGTGCCTGGTCTTTACCGACCGTATTGCCTTGAGCGACTGCTCCATCAGTTCGCGTGCCTCGACAGAATCAAAGTGGTCGCCAGACATCACATAACCCCAGTTCAAACGAAAGCACACGGTGTTCCATGTGTACTCATCAGCCTCGCCGGTCTTGAACTTTTCCAACTCCTGGTGCGGCACCAACTGCAAGTCGATGTCAGCCTCTTTGCTGTGGCGAAACATCTTTGGCAAGACAGCAGGCTTTGGTCTGTACTTGCTTCGCTTCCTCACAGTTTGATACCCCTCACCATGTGTTGTTGATCGATGCGCTTGCAGTCGATCTCTGGCTTGTATGCTGGCCAGTGACCTTCACGCACCATGTCGCAGTAGTGTTGTTCTTCCATGATCGCGTCCTCGTAATCCATCTGGTTGACGATTAAAAACGCGGCCAACAACAACAGCCACACTCCGATTGTTTTGATCATGCTCATATCAATCCTTTCCAAATCCACTGACATACGGCAAACCCATTGCCCTGTCTCGTTCATAAAGTGCCTGGTGGTACTCATCAAGCAATGCGTGCGCTTCATCCCAGGTTTTCTCTGGACTAAGCAATGCACACTCAAGCATGATCGCCAGGCGGTGCGCAAAACGATCGCCAATATCGTCGATGTGTTTTTGCTGGTCAGTCATAGTCACACTCGCACCAGTTCATTTGACGCTCGCACGACAAGCACCAGCCTTGCTCGATTAGCACGCTGTGCATGTTGCGCTTGCAACCTTGATCGGCAGGGTTGCGCCACAACAACCAAAACGCATCCATAAATTTCTCATTGCGTTTGTTCTCACGGACCCATGCTTCAAGGTTTGATTTCTCCAACGACTTCAGTCGGTCGATCTCTTTTTGCTGTTCAGCAATCACGCGTTCAAGTGCTTCGCTCATTTCTGACTCCACATTTTTTTGATTTGTTGCATGCATTCAGCCGCTCGCTGTTTGTTCTTCTCAAGTTCTTCTGCCGTCCACTGCTTCTCAAGTTTCAGCACATTCGGCTCGACATACGACTGGCGCAGGTGAATCAAAAACTGCGGCAGTGTTGGCGGTTCTGCTGGCAGGTTTTCCATCGCACGCTTGAGCGTCTCTGGATGGTCCTTGTAGCCGCCAAGTTTTTCTGCCCAGTGGTTCATCGCGTTGACGATGCCAGCATCTGATCCATCTGGTAGTGTCTGGCCGATCTTCCACATGTTCATCCACTTGCTACCGTAGTGGCCTTGCATGGTGCTAAAGATCTTCTGAACCCAAGAGTCCGGCAGGCGCCTGGGTTCCTGGGGTGATGTCGATGGTTGTGTGTTGCTCATGTTGGGGTTCCTCCAAGTTTCCAAAAATTGCAATGCCTGCCGCTCTCACCGATGCCTGGTAAGGCGACATCTTTTTCTCGGCGTCTGTCTTCACCCAGTCCGCCTTGAATCCTGCCCAGCCCCTGGCACAGCATTCGGTCAATGCCGCATTCAGTGACCAGCCTGCCTTGCGTGCTTCACGCTGGATGCCTGCCAGTGCCGCCTCGGTGACTGGTGCCTTCTTTGCCTTGCGGACTTTCAGGAATCCATCCCAGACTTCATTGGTCACGCCGTCGGGACATGACAAGGGCTTGTCCCTTGTCTTTATCTCTGTTTCTTGTTTTATGTTTATTGTTTCTTGTTTATTGTTTGGTTGAACGGTCGTTGAACGAGCGTTGGACCTGCGCTCGGCAGACGCTTTCCCCGCTCTGGATGCGGCTTCCAGGCGGTTGTGGTACTTCGCGATCTCCTCGTCGGCCCTCCGATTTACCCATCCGGCGCCTTCGATCAGTTCGAAAAATTCCTCGAGCACGGTCACCACTTCGGCCTCGTGCTCACGCATGTTGATTGCCCGTGCAACGGTCGTTGAACGCTCGTTCAACGGTTGTTCATGCAGGTAGTACAGATCCAGCAGGCGCCGGTACGCCAGGTCTTCCATTGGCGTGAGGTGCCGTGTGTGGCTGGCGTAGTCGCCGATGTTGAATGAGTAGAAATGCATCACGCACCTGCCTTGGCCTGGTCAAGTAACGCCCGGATGGCGTCATCGTTTTTGCCCTTGGCTTTGTTGGTGCATGCAACGCAGGCCGCGTTGATGGTGTAGCGCAGTGTCTCGCCGCAGGCCTTGCAGGGCTTGCCGGTGTATTTGCGCTGGCCGTTCTTGGCCGCTTCGATACGGGGGGATTGCACTTGAACACTCCTCTTGGTTGATGGTTTTCTAATTCTAAACCAATACCAAGAGGGTGTGTCAAGCGTCTTTTTACAGGTCGGCTTCCTTCACGAAAACGCCGTCGATCATGCGACCCTTGCGGTCCTTGATCTCGTCCCAGGCCATCTCGATGCACGCCTCGATCGAGAAGCCCATCTGCTCGGCCATGATGGTCAAAACCACCACCGCGTCGCCGATGCCATCCATGACCTTGACCTGGTCCTTGCGTGCCAGGCCAGCGGCTAACTCACCGATCTCCTCGATGAGTTTCAGGAACTGCTTGTCGGTCGTACTGCCATTGACCAGGTTGCGGGCATGCGCCCAGCCGCGAATGTTCACGAAGTCTTGGTAGGTTTTCATTTGTCACCCTTGTTGCCTGTAGATGGTGAGCGTGATGGCTGACCACCACACCCGGAACATGTAGACCGTTCCGATGCCGTATCGGTCCACCAAAAAATAAAAACCGGGCGCAAGCCCGATTCGTTTGTGCAGGTTGACTTGCATCATGGTCAAAACGGGATGTCATCGTCCATGTCGGCCATCGCGCCAGCAGGCGCAGACTGAGGCCGTTGCGTTTGTTGCGTTTGCGCGGGTGCGTCACCACCCTTGGGCGGCAGGTCAATCTGGTCCACAGACAGGCGCAGGCGCGTTTTTGGCGTGCCGTCCTTGGCCTGGTATGCCTCGAGTTTGATCGGCCCGCTGACGGTCACGCGCTGGCCCTTGGCCATGTACGGTTGCAGGCTGTTGGCCCGTTTTCCCCACAGTGCGCAGTCGACCCACATCGTCTCGGGTTTGTCCTTTGTGCCGGTTTGCACGCCGATCGGAAAGTTCAGGATGTTGTCGCCGTTGTGCTGGCGCAGTTCGGGGTCGCGCCCCAGGTTGCCGGTGAGAATTGCAATGTTCATGCTTTGGATTCCTTCGAAATTTGGACGCGTACAAAACCACCGATCTGCCCCGCGTCCACTCGTGCAGTCAGTGTTGTGAATTGCTTGTCGTTGATCTTCAACGCGTCGGCCACGCCATCGAGGCCCGACTTCATCCTGGCCACCAGGTTGTCTCGATCGTAACTGCGCCGGTCGGGCGGCACGAACTCGAGCACCAGGTGCAGGTTGCCATCGATGTCAGGCCTGGCCACGCCAGCCTGCTCCAGCGTCACAGCCCAGCAGGCCGTGCGGTACTTTGCCTTGGCGCTTGAAACCTTCGCCCAGTGCAGGCGCTTGTTCGGCGACAGGTCAGACGGTGGCCAGCCCAGCACCAGTTCAATCATTGACTTCGCGCCCGAAAATCATGTCGTGGGCACTGATGTCGATGCCGCGCTCCCAGGCCAACTCGAGCAGGCGACGCTGGACAGAGGTGGGCACGACGCCGGACTTCTGCCAGCGTGAGACTGCGGCGGGATCTCGGCCCAGGGCACGCGCCAGTTTGCGCACGCCGCCAAACATGTCGATGGCCAACTCGACAGGGGAGGTGTGGTTTTGTAGGGTGTTGTTCATCCCTCAATGATGACACATCATCAACGCGGCGTGAAGCCCTGATTTCATGCGGGTTCCAGCCCGTGATGTTGCAAATATACAACTGGCCACAACTGGGGTCGAAAATAAACTATTGCGTTGTGGATTTGTGTTGATGTAAGATCACCATATCGACAGCAATACCGCAGTCGAATTTTGAAAGGAACCTGTCATGACCACGATCAACACCACCCCCGCTTCCGCTGACGAACTCGGCACCCTGCTCGCTCAGATCGCCACGCTCACCAAGCAAGCCGAGTCCATCAAGGACGCCATGAAGGACCAGGCCAGCAACGGCGGTCCCACCGTGTTCGAAGGCGCCCTGTTCAAGGCCTCCTATGTCGAGTCGAACCGCGCCGTCACAGACTGGAAAAAGTTGGCCGCAGATCTCGGCATCAGCGCCGACAAGATCGCCGCCTACACCAGCACCACCGCTGTGTTCAGCATCAAAACCACCGCCCGTTAATCAGGAGATGACCATGACCCGCACCGAATACAAGCAAACCCGCCGCCTCATTCGCGACAACGGTCGCTATGCGCTCAACTGGATCAAGGGCCAACTGCGCGAAGACTGGGACCACCTGCTGTTCAACATCCAGGACAGCAAAGATCTGCTGGCCGAGCGGGCCGACATCGTTGCCTGGTGCAACCGTGACGGCGTGGCCTACAACTTCCGCCACCTGGCCAACCAATGATCCAGTACGGCATCCTCGATGACGAGGGCGCCGTGGTGCGCTGGGTGTGGGACAAACCCCCATACCCGCACATCACCCGCAAAGTGCCCCGCCGTCGCAAACCCAAGATCGATTTTTCCAACTTTGAACCAGCACCTTTTTGAGGAGAACACCATGGACACATACACCGCCACCGGCATCGCCGAAGGTTTTATCGAAGCAACCGACAACGACCAGGTCATCGAGGCCTGGCAGACCCTGATCGACACCGGCCTGGCCTGGCAACTGCAAGGCTGGTTTGGCCGTCAGGCACAGCGCCTGATCGAGGACGGGTACTGCCTGCCTGCCGAGGAAAGCCGCCTGCTCAAAGCCGCCAAGGCGCTGGGCAAGATCGAGTTCGTGAAAGTGGGGGACTGATCATGTGGTTCACATCCTCACACGGCACGATCGAGATCCAGATGACTATGGCCCAGGCCGAGTCAGCATCCCATCCTGGCCAGTGCGACGCCGATGTCTTGGCCTTGTCCAACCACCGCAAGATCCGCGCTCAGTTGGAGCGCATCGATCCAGAGGCACTGCGCAAGGAACTGCGCGAGTACGGCGCCTGGAGCGACGAAGAGTTGGCCGACCACGAGCAGAACCTGCAACGCATTCTCTGGATAGCGGCAGGCGACATCGTCGAAAACAGTCGTTGACACTGCATCAACAATTCGGGTTATAATTTCAACAGTTCACCACAAGGAGATACAAATGGCAGACATCAGCATCCACAACACCAAGTCGATCGAGATCAGTGCTTTGCGTGAAGTCGACGGCACTCGCCCATTCTTCACTCGTGACATCGTGATCACTGACGAGCGCGGCCACACCATCACCATCACCTGCTACGCCAACAGCGACGAAGGCGAAGAGTTGAAGGTGTCGCTGTGAGCCGCACTCACTACATCGCCGAGATCGAGCATCGGATCGCAGGCATCCCGTGCTTGATCGGCGTGACCGATTACGAGGGCTACACCCCCGCATACATCTCGGGGCCACCAGAGAACTGCTACCCATCCGAGGGCGGCTACGGTGACTTCGAGATCCTGGACCGCAAGGGCTACCGCGCAAAGTGGCTCGAGCGGAAACTCACCGCCAAAGAAGAAGACCTGGTCCAGCAGGCGATCTTCGAACACATGGAGAACGACTGATGACTATTCAAACCATCGAAATACAGAACCAGCATCAATGGCTCACAGAGCGGGCCAAAGATGTCACCAGCACCGAAGTGTCCGCGCTCTTCGGCCTCTCGCCTTACCTCACCGAGTTCGAACTGTTTCACCAGAAACGCGACGCGGTCGTGGTCAAGATCGAGCCGAATGAACGCATGAAGTGGGGCAACCGCTTGGAGTCGGCCATTGCGCAAGGCGCCGCCGAGGACATGGGCTGGAACATCGCCAAGTTGAATGTCTACATGCGCGACCAGGCCGCACGCATCGGTTCGAGTTTTGACTTCGAGATCAAGTCCAGCGCCAACGGCCCAGGCATCCTCGAGGTCAAAAATGTCGACTGGGTGCAGTATCAGAAAAACTGGATCGATGACGGCAACGGGAACATCGAGGCGCCGGAGCACATTGAGTTGCAGGTCCAGCACCAGATGGAGATCAGCGGGTTCGAGTGGTGCGCGATCGTGGCCCTGGTCGGAGGCAACGAGCAAAAGATCGTCCTCCGAAATCGCGATCGGGACATTGGCAAAAGTATACGCGAGAAGACCGGCGAGTTCTGGAATCGCGTGCTACAGAACCAGCCGCCCAGCGCCGACTACACCCGCGACGCCGAGTTCATCATCAAGCAGTTGCGCCGCGATTCTGTCGAAGGCCTGGTGGCCGAGGCCGACGCTGAACTCGAGGACATGATCAAGCAATACGAGTTCGTGCGCAAAGAAGCCAGCGACCTCGAGAAGATCAAAGAACAGCGCCGCGCTGAGATCCTGGACCGTATTGGGCCAGCCAGCAAAGTGCTCACCAGTTTTGGCTCGCTATCGACGGGGCAAGTCAAAGGCCGTTCAGGGACGCTTATCACGCCCGAGATGGTCGGCACAGTCATCGGTGCAACCGAGGGCTACCGCAGTTTCCGTTTTTACCCCAAGAAGGAGAAGTGAACCATGGCAACCGAGCAACGCATTTACAAAGTCACCAGCGGCAACAAGGCCCACCTGGTGCAGGCTATCAGCCAAGCACAAGCACTGCGCCATGTCGCAGGCCGCATGTTCCAGGTCGAGGTGGCCAGGCCCATCGATGTGGCCAAACTCATGAGCGCAGGCACGCAGTTGGAAGTGGCCAGCGTCGTGGCCGAGCAGGATCAATTGAAACTTGAAGGAGAGCAGGCATGAGCACCAGCACCGAACTGACCCCGATCGAGGCAATGCGTGGCACCCTCGTCAAAATGCAACCCGAGTTCCAGGCCGCACTGCCACCGCAGATCCCGGTCGAAAAGTTCATCCGCACCACGCTGACCGCAGTGCAAATGAACCCGGAACTGCTGGGCGCCGATCGCCGCAGTCTGCTGGGCGCATGCATGAAGGCCGCGCAAGATGGCCTGCTTCTGGATGGCCGCGAGGCCGCGCCCGTGATCTTCCGCACCAAGGAAGGCCCGAAGGTCCAGTACATGCCCATGGTCGGCGGCATCCTGAAGAAGATCCGCAACAGCGGCGAATTGGCCAGCATCAGTGCCCATGTGGTGTACGACAAAGACCACTTCGAGTACGAGTTGGGCGACAACGAGAACATCGTCCACAAGCCGTTCCTGGGCGAGGATCGAGGCAAGCCGATTGCAGTCTATGCCGTGGCCAAAACCAAGGACGGCGCGATCTACCGCGAGGTCATGAGCGTGGCCGATGTGGACAAGGTACGCCAGGCAAGCCGCGCCAAGGACGCTGGCCCGTGGGTTCAATGGTGGGATGAGATGGCCAAGAAGACGGTCATCCGCCGCATGGCCAAGCGCCTGCCGTCCAGCGCCGATGTCGACCAGGTCTTGCAGTCCGACAACGAGGCATCAGGATTCGTCCAGATCGAGCGCAGAGAGGCCGTAAACATCACGCCGGTACCAGAGGCCCAGCAAGCCCCATTGAGCCGCCTGAAGGCTTCTATGGGCCAGGCGCCAGGCGAGGCAATTGACGCCATGACCGGCGAGATCACACAAGCGGAGGTGGCCAATGTCCCAACTGCTGACTCCTAAAGAACTGTGCGAGCGATGGAAGGTCGCCGACAACACCCTGCGCAAGTGGCGGGTGGCCAATGTCGGACCAGCCTACATCAAACTGGGCGAGGGTCGAAACAGCGAGGTGCGGTACCGCATCGACGATGTCGAGGCCTTCGAAAAGAGCAACCGCTTCACGACTGAAAACAAGTGAGGAAAGCCATGAGGAACAGAATGATCACGATCATGATTGTCTGCTCCCTTGGCTGGCTCAGTGGGTGCGCAAGCAACAAGCCAATGCCACCCACCCCAGTCGAGCAGGAGTTGATTCTCGACAAACAAATTCACTCGATGAGCCGCAACGAAGTCATCACTGCGGTCCGCGAATGTGAATCAACAGGGCTTCGCGCCGTCATGATGTATGGAAAACGCAAGGTCAACGGGTACTCGGCAGACATCGTCATCGATGTCACCTGCGCACCCAGGTAGAAAAAAACCCCAGGGCGCAAACCCTGGGGCTAACCGTCGTGAAGGAGAATGGCAACTGCAATTGCCCGACGGGATGGAGACAACTTACGCAATTTCAAAATGAGGGCCGTCTATGAACGGCCTTTTGTTTTGTCGGCGACGCACATCGATGTAGTGCATCATCGCCTCTTCCATGGTGCCGCGCCACATCCTGATGTCTGGGATGTTCCAGGCGGCGCCCCATCGAATCGGCACATTCTTTTCAATCGCGGCCTGCTTCATCGCGTCGGCAATGTTGTCGTACAGGTTGAGTTCCCAGGCCACCTGGCCATTGACGAATGCCACCAGGTCGACAGCGTGGCCAGCCAAATGCTTGGAGTCCATGGTCTGGCTTTTTCCGGTGGCCACATATTGGCGCTGTGTCTCGACAGTGCGCAGGCCTTCAGTCACGCCGAAGTCGACAGTCGTGATTTCGATCGCACGGCACACAACATCGACCAGGCGATCGTCTACGCCATCAAGGCGCTCAATGCTTCGCTGTGACAGTTTGAATCCGCTCATCGTGGCCACGCGCCATTCAGCGTTCTTGAATCAAGGGCGTGTCCATCAGCATCTTTTGCCACCGCTTCAAGTCTTCCGACACACTCTGCGAGTACGGCTGAGAGGGTTGTTGCGTGAGCACGGACGGAGGTGCAGGTAGCGGTGGGCATACCACCTGCGGTGTTGGCGATCTGGTTGCGCAACCGCTCAAGATCGTTGCGAGCATCAGTAGCGGCACGAGCATTGCGTTGTGCGATTTTGTTTGCCTCATTGACTGCCTCCTGTTTCTTGCGCTCGAGATCGTTGTACTTGGCCAATGCGTCGGCGTTTGCTTGTGCTACCTGGCGCTCATGGTCGGCGACCATCTTGTCCATCTTCGATGTCAGGCGCCATCCGTTCGTGGTCCATCCCGCGCCGAATGCTACGGCCAGGAGAATCGTACCGATCAGTGCTTTGAGTTTGATGTCGAGCATTGTTGGTCCACTTATCGTCTACGGTCGCAAACCCAATATACGCGCCCACCACAGAACCCACGAAAAGGTAGAACGCGCCAGCGACGCTTCCAAGTTGAGCAGAGTCGGTGACGAGAAGGAGCAAAGGGAAGACCAGGCCTGCAACCAATGAAGCCCAGGCCATGCGCCGTCTGTTCTTCCATCGGTCAACATGGTCCATTATTCCTTGTCTTCTTTCTTCTCGAGTTTCTTGAAGATCAGGCCCAGCGTGTTGTCGATCTTGTTGAACCCGTCTTTCATGTCCTGCTTGATCTCGCCAACGGCTTCCTTAAAGTCATCTCTACGCACGAAGTCTTCATGCATCTTGACATCCATTTGCCGCAGATCTTTTTTCAGTTCCACGATTGCATCCCAGATGACTTTAAGAATCCATCCGCCTGCCGCACCAGCCGCCGCGACAGCCCAGTTGAAAATCATTTGATCCATCGCTCATCCTTATGGCTGTTCATCAGGGACAGCATCCCATGTTTGATTGGCTTCGTTCCAAGTGTAGCGACCGCCATCAGTCGGATACGGAACAGGCGCATTCCACAGGCAGGTCTGTTCATCGAGCACCCACGATGCGTACGGCTTGGGCGGGATGAATGCATCGCGCTGTGCGTCGTACGAATAACCTATGCCAGCGTAGTTCTTGCGTAGAGCCTTGCTCTGATCAGCAGACGGCTGGTTCGTATTTGGATCGTAGTGAACGCCACCACGCGTGTTGTATGAGGTCTGAATCCATTGACCAGGACTCGAGTCCACAAAGGTGTCAAAGAATTCTGGTTCGGCAACGATGACTTGCTCGACGATGCCGTTGTTTACTTTTGCAAAATGTGCCATGTGCTTCTCCTATTATGCAGTCAATGTTCCGCTGGAAGTAAATGTGTGAATTGTGTATCCGCCAGATGATGTAACCGTTCCGCCTGTGGCGCGTTGCGCTCCAAGATAACGAACAATCACAATTCCAGAGCCGCCACCACCACCACCAGACGCGCCGCCACCTGTATTTGCGGCGCCATTATTCCCAGACGCGCTACCCGTTCCTCCACCGCCACCAAGACCACCATTTGGATATGTGGTGCCGCCGCCAGAGCCGCCGCCGCCGCCAGCATAAGTTACGG